TTTAGTTTTTTCATAAATGCAGGTGTCTTGCCTTGTAACATTTGCAAAATTGCACTTTTTCGTTGAGCTTCACTCATTCCTTTCATTTTGCTTTTTGCCTCATCTAACGTGATAGTAGATCTAGTAACTTTACTAGGTTTCTTTTGAAAACCTCTCGGTCCTGCTTTTTTTACAGGTCTTTTTCTAGGTCTTTGCATAATTTGCTCCTTCATTTGACCACGACTAATTGCCATCTAACAATCCCACGCTTTACGCGACCAGTAGTTAGCTGATAGCTTATTAGTCGTGCCTTTAATGCCACCTGATCTGGCACAATAAGATCTCTTACGGGATGGTTGATCTTTTTTAATAGACAAATTAGGATCGCCGAAGCGAACTATTTTTACATCTTTGCCTACTTTAGCTAAAACTGCTGATTTTTTCTTTGCGTTAGGAGTTCGTTTAGGTTTATTGTATCCTGAAAATATTTCGCCACGATACTTTAATTTACCACTAGGTAATCGTTTTACATCTTTAGTAGTAGCCATAACAACTCCTTTAAATCAATAAAGTTATTAGCTAAATTCCTTCCTTACTTGAAGAATAACTGTATAAGAATCTGCAGAAGCGTGTCCTACAGTTGTGAACAATATATCTCCAGTAACACCAGAACCTGCATTATTTGTAAGTCCACCAAAACTTGTATAATCATGGTGTCCACTTTGGTTTTCGCCAAGTTCAATACAAAAAACATTTGTAGAAGCATCAAATAACATTTTGACTTTCATGCCATTGCATTGCCACCAGATTTTTTCAATGGTTGCTTTTGTACAACTATCGCCTTGACCATTTTTAGATAACGCACTAACGTCAACTTTTACAACTTCAGATTCACCTGTTCCGTCAGAAATATTAGTAAATTTCAAAACGGCAGTTTTCGGACCATCTATTATGGTTTGTGAGGTTACAGCATCTGCCATTGATTTCTCCTAACTTATAGGTGAGGCAAAACCCCACCTAATTAAAACCCAATACCTAAGAAGCGTCTGAAGAGCTAGAAATACCGATGAACTTCATAACTATGACAGTATCACCTCCAGGATCACCAGAAACTACAACTTCAACCTCATCTGCAGTAGCCGTAGCAGCCGTTGTCGTGCCACCAGACATTCCTAAAACACCGTTACATGGGAAAAACCCTTTAAATCCAGTGCTGTTTACAGCCGCAGATATACCATCAACAAATCCATCTGTATCTGCATCTGTGCCAATATCAACAAGATTTACAGCATTAGCTGCTGCGGTAGTTACGGCAATCATAACGCCCATAGGAATAAAATTTGAGGGAATTCCGATTGCAGACTCTTTACCTGTAGTATCACCATTAGAAACAGTGACTGTTGCGGTATATACAGATAAAGTCATTTCACTGGTAAGATCGCCAGTTGTGGAACTTTTGATAATATTTTTAAAACCGTTTTCAGAACGCACTGGTCCTGTAAATGTCGTATTAGCCATGTTAAATCTCCTTGTCGTGGCTAGAGTCAGCTTTCGCTGTCAAGTTGATTAAAAGGGGCGCGGTGGATTTAATTTGCAAAAAGGAAATAAAACCACGCCCCTCTATGAGCTTATGCTCCTGGAGAGCCAAACACACATCGTGGGTCTGAAACACCAAAGCTGTAACGCTCACGAGCTTTGTATCGCACGTTGCCTGTATCAAAATCACCTTCCATAGAAGTTTTGACAGCACTACGCTCAAAATGTTTAAAACCATTAGGTGCATCTGTTTTAATGAAAAATGCGTCAGTATCAGTTAGGAAGTGGTTTACTACATAACCGTCTGGCAACATTCCCATATTACGAACCGCATTGACATCATTGTCTGCTGTTCCTGGACGCAGGTTACTAGCCATCAAACGTTCAGCTACAAACTGAAGTGCAGATGGAATAATCAACTTACGCCCTTGCAGAGCAATTTTAAGTCCACGCTCATCGATAAAAGCAGCGATGTCGATTAACGACTGCTCTAAAGATGTTTCGTTAAGGTCAGCAGCAGTAGCTAACTCGTTGCGGAAATTACCACCACCATTAGTGGGGTGGTCAGTCGCACAAAGTTCTTTACCATCGCCATAAGTTACTGTGCTATCAAACGCATTGTTCAATACCGCAGCCGCTTTGACCTGCTTAGTGTTTGACATAGACCGAGCCAAAGCACGAGTATAACGAGAACTGAGTCGATCGTAAAGGTTATCCTCTACAGCTTCTTCTGTAATCGCAAACGCAAGAGCTATTGTCTCATGTGTATATCGAGCCGTAAAAGACTCATTTGCTGTGTCAAATGAAACCGCAGCGCCTTCCCCTTTTACAGGAGCAGCACCAAAGCCACTTAACATTACTTCCTCTTCAAACGCTCTGTCTGAAGATTCTGTTTCGTAAATTTCGGCATGTTCATTGTCATACCGATCATACTCCAGTCCGAATAGAGCATTTAGTCCAGGCTCTAATTCTTTAAGGAGTTGGGATCTTGCTATAGCCATATCTTATCTCCTTATAGACCAGTTGTGGCAGTATGGAAGGGTAGATTTAGTTTTACTAAAGCTACAACTCCTGCGGAAGCGTAGTCAATGCCCTCAACATCTTTAAAACCAACAATTCTAAAATTGTCAGTAGCGGTTGTAGCACCTGCGGTAGCTACTGATATCTCGCCTGATGAGATACCGTTTGCTTGCTCTGAACCAAATCCTGTGCCTTCGGCATTTGAGTGGATCAAAGCTGTAGCTGTTGCTAAGTTAGTTAACGAAGCATCGCATTGGACTTCATAAACTTGAAACGGATCATCATAAACAAACACAGTAGCTTCTGTGCCTGATTTCAATGAACTTGTTCCAGGATAATTATTATCAAAAACGGGTTTGCCGTTTAGATCAGTATATTGACAACCTGCCATAACACCTAGAATCGCTACCGAACCACCGTCTGCCGCACTTACGTCTACAAGTCCATTAGTTAGAGGAATCACCATATCGCCTTGATATATAGCACTTGATGAACCTGCTACTCCTGCAATTTGCACTTTGTAAGCCGTTAAACCATTTCCGTTCGGTGCTGAACCTAATTTGTTATGAGGTCTCAACCCAAAAGGTGAATCTGTATTCGCCATGGATTAGTCTCCTAAAAATTAATCAGAGGATTTATCTCCCCCGAAGGTTACACGAGATTGCCTATCAGGTTTGCTAATAGGCATAGATGGATGTTGTTCCCTCATAAGATCATTGTCAACTGCATCCATTTGATCTTTAGTTTGACCTTGGAAGTAAGCTTTTCGTTGACCTACTGTTTCTTTAGGGATTCTTGCAAGTACCAGACCACCTACCCCTATAACACCTGCGTGTTTACCATCTTGGACGGTAGGAGCTTCAAAGTCAGGATACTCATCAGCACGAACTAATTCAAAGCCTTCGCGTAGCCGAGCAGAAAGGTTCTTCTTATCATCAAAACCCATGACAGATTCACGGACCCAACGATGAACAAATCCCTCTGGAGGATCTGGAGCGTCTAATTGTGACGGTGGTGTCCACGGTTTAACGCGGACGGTTTTTTCCCTAGTTTGGGATGTGCGTGGGCTTCTATCATTCATAATTTATCCTCACGTTAATTTTGCATACGAGCTTTTTGCTTCGCATATTGTTCATAAGATACACCCAGTTTATCAGCGATTGCAACCTCTGATTTTGTCAATTGTATCTTTTGTTTACCTTTTTTCTGTCCACCACGATTTGCGGAGGCCACAACAGGACCACTTTGTCGAGTCGTAAGACCAAACTTATGTGGAAATTCTTGTCTGATTCGTTTATCAACTTCAGCATAGTATTCATCACTAGTTGCATCCCAACCTTCAGTTTCCACCATAGTTTTGTGGATAGAAAAAGCAGTCAGAGTCATAGGTTCATCTGTGCCAAACCACTCATTTTTTGCTGCCCACGCATCTGCTTTAGGATCTCGTGGTGCAGGTTGTGGTTGTTGTGGTTGTTGTGGATCTACGATAGGAGCAGGTTGTTGCGCTCGTTGTTCTTGCTGTTGTTTTATCATCGCAAGTTTATCATTCTGTGAAGCTACAGCAGCTAATTGTGCCTGAGCTTCTACTTGAGCATCGACGTCCCCCCTATCAATAGCTTCTTTTAAAGTATTTCTTAACAGTTGATCCTGTAACTTTATTCTATTTTCAAATTCCGTAGTGTAAGAATTATCTAAAGAAAGATTCTTTTTTTGGTTTTCTTCAAGCTCTTTTTTAGCTGCTTGAGCATATTGTAAAGCTGCTTGTTCACGACGTTCAGCTTCACGCATTTTAGCTGTAAGCTTACTGATTCGTTTTTTAACGCCTTCACTGTATTGCTCTAGCTCATCACTAGATTGTTCTGGTTTTGGCTGCTCTTCAGTTTCAACTTCAACTTCGGGTTTTTCTTGTTCCTCTGTTTCAAGAACTTCTACTTCAACTTCATCAGTCTCTTTTTGTTCGACCTCTTGGTCTTGTTTTTGTGCTGCTTGTGGCATGGTTACTCCATGTAATTAAAGGTGCAAAATATCATCAGGGTTATTAATACGAGCTATTACCTCGTCATCATTAAGAATGCGGACTTCTCCACCCTCGATTTTGAATCTACTTCCCGCATATCTGCCGAACAACACCCAATCCTTTTCTTTACACCAAGGAGAGGCATCTTCGCCAAATTTACTAGAGTCTTGGTACGCTAATGGACCAACTCTCAATACATAACCACATACAGTGGCTACAGCTTCACGTTCTCTGACTTCATCAGGAACAATTATACCACCCATTGTTTGCTTTTTACCTTGATATGGTAATATCAAAAGACGCCAACCTGTAGGTTCAGGTAATTTATCTAATGCACTTTCGGTAAGTTTAGAAGGTTCTAAGTATCTATCTTCTGCTGATACATACGCTTTTTCAAGCTCACCTTTTTCTTTTTTCTTTTTATTAGCAATATAGTCAGGCACATAAAGTGTTTTAGTCATTATTATCTACTTTCTCTAGCAGGTCTTTTAAATCCTGTTCAGTTTGGGCAAGCTCATCTAAACGAGCTCGTAATTCTTTAAATGCGGTAAAATCTGCTACAGGACCAACACATATAGCCTCTTTTAACAAACTTTGCCGATCACGGACATTTTTAAGCATCTTTTCATAAATGTAAAGCTCATTCATGAATTAACTCAAATGCCGTTTCTTTTGTTTCTTTATTTCTTCTAGTCCAACCACGACCAAAAGTTTCAAAAGTAGATAACTTTTCATAAAAACTTTGTCTTTGGTCATACATTTTTTCTACTAAAAACTCAGGATCTTCGTTTGCAATTAGTTGCAAAGTTTTTGGACCAATAGCACCATCTTGTTTTGCCCCGACTATTTTTTGCATTGCTTTAGCAGCTCTGCCTGTCCCAGAATTAACTGCCCAATCAAATACAGACCAATCTGCACCACTAGGTAAATCATCACATTTACATCTATCCCAGTAATTCTTTTTGTAAATAGGAGCTACATCATCTTGAGTTAAACCACGCATCTCTTCTTCAGTAGATTCTCTGCCAATCCATTTATCATACACAGCTTTAGTAACTCCTAAATTTGTCATACCTCCAGGATCTTTAGGGTGATCTACAAATCCACCCTCATGTTTTAAAAGCATAGCTAAACATTTATCAAAATTCTTTTTCACTTTGTTAACCCCTTCTGTTTCTCATACGTTCGTAATCCACCCAAACCAAGCATACCCATCAATACAGTCATTAAACTGCTCATATCAAACTCAGGTAAAGGTGGGATAGTAGCTCCTGAAAGACCTACCCCAAATAAAATTAAAGGAGTTAAAATAAAATGATATAATAAAGCAACACCACACGTCCATCCTACAAAAGGTCGCCAACCACCCTTAAACAAACTACCTGATGCAGCTTCTGCTTTATTAACTTCAATTTGTGCGAGTTGTTGTTCATGAGATAATTTGTCAGCCATAGTTGCTAACTCATGAGCTAATGCAGCTTTTTGGTCTTTATCTTCTATAACTTTATCTAATATCCCAGTAACAGGACCTATAAGATTATTTAGCAGACTCATCTACATTCTCCTTTGGTGATGCAGCTATAGTGAAATTAACACTGAAAGATCTTCTTTCGCCAGAAGTTTTAAAAGGATAAACACAATGGTGTAAATGTGCAGGGAAAACAATAAAGTGACCAACTTTTGGTTTCATCAAAAAATTAGAACCTGTATGATTCGCAGCATGACCGTAAACAAATTGTATGTGTCCATGAGCAGGATGGTGGTCTTTATAATCTTCTTCCCATTCTTCTTCTATTCCCTCAGGTAATTTTAAATACCCAACGCAAGAAAGCATTGATCCTAAATGCACATGAATAGGATTATATTCATGCTCATACTGACGAACAAACCAACTACTCGCTATATCTAATCTATAATCAAGTGTATCAGGTGTTATGTTACGACTACCCATAGAAGTATATAACTCTGCATGACTTTGGTAACGCATCAAAAAATTACCCATTTCCTCAGACCATGCTTGGTTTAAATCGTCATTCCACTTTAATTCTTCTTTTACTTTACCCACAAGATTACCAGACCAATCTTCCATTTCTTGGTCTATAGCATTATTGCATTTATCAATAAAAGCCTCTGACATTTTTTTATATCCCAGTATAGGACTAAAAGGTGTCAATATTTCTTCGTCATTTTTTGGTTCATATATATTCGCCATAACTATTCCTCCATTTGTATGGACGCTTTTTTATTATCTGCTTTTGCAGAGTAAGCATTAAATCCCATAAACGCAGCTACAACACCTGAAGCTGCAATCACATATACACTTGCAATATCAGTTATTAAAGTGGCTGCTTTATCAAAACCTAAAACACTAGCTAATAAAATTATAAACGGATAAATCAACATTCCTGCTAATGCAAAACCTGTAAATCTACGCTCAGCATTACGTTTTAAATCACGATCAACCATCTCTAACCTACGGTCTTCCAAGGCTAGTTTATTCCATTCAGCTTTATCGATAACTCCGTTACCGTTAGTATCTGCTTTTTTAAATTCTGTCATACATCACCTAATAATTTTCTAATACTTCTCTTGCTTGTCTACCAATTTCAGTATCCTCTACTACAAAAACATTTTCTTTAATTCTTTCTACTACCTTTTCTGGTGTAGTTGTCATCCAAGCACTGTATCTTTCAGGGTTTAAAGATTTTTCATCTATTGATCTCGTAGTAACTTGTTTTAAAAAATTATCTAAAACATCAGGATGTAAGAATGAATCATCGTCTACAAGGTCATCTGCAATACGCCCTAGTTCTATATCGCTCATATTTTCAAACATTTCTTTTACCGCTTGTTTTTCTGACGAATCAAGCACTTTGTTAAAAATATTTCCTTGTTTATCTACTATAATTTTACCATCAGCATCGTGCTTTTTAAATGTGTCATCCATTTCCATTCGCATTTGCGACAATAAAAAGTCTGCATCTTCTTCTAGTGCTTGGGCTTGTCTACCTAAACCTTTATTTGTTACGTCAACACTTTCTCTTAGTTTATCGTCATATTTTTGCATTATAGATAATACTTCTTTAACCCCTCCAGTTATTGCAGGAGAAGCTTTAACCGCTTTAGCTGTTGTAGCTGTAGGCATTATTTCTTCTATTCCTCTAACAGCAGGAACTACCGATAAAATTCCTGCCGTTCCTGCTTTTTTCATAAAATCTCTTTTACTCGGATCGGCAATTTTTACAGTTTGTTCTGCAACCTCATCAGAAGCTCCTAAAGGATAAAACAAATCTTGCATATATCTTAATCCCGCTTTCATAGGCTCTTTAGCTCCATAGGCGATACGACCTGCAATAGGACCTGCACTTAATAAAGCAGTATCTAATAATGCTCCTAATCCTGCTTGGTAATCTTTACCTCCTGAGTCGAAAAACTGTCCTGATTTACCCGTCATTTCCCTCGCCATTGTAATAGGATTCATCGCAACAGCC